TCACCGCCCGCTGAGTAACCCATACCTGTGACTTCATTAACGGTCGTATAGTCAGTCGTGGCTGCTGTGAAGGTTGCATTATTGTCATACAGCGCGAGTTTAAAAACTGATCCTGTGGCTGCAGTGAAGTCGTGAAGAGCAATTAACAACTCTCTCTTGTAAGAAGTGCAGTAGTAATTTCCCGAGAAAGACATATTGCTACCCGTTCCTGAATTCATCAGTTTTGTTGCGTATCTCAGCCAAAGCAGCCAGTTTATTCAGGGCATCATCATATCGCGTTGAATAAACCTTCAAAAGATTATCATCGCCTTTCAGGAAAATATATGCCTCAAGTAAGCATGCGCTGAACAATGTTGATTCTGCGTTGTCGCCAAGCCAGCTTGTCCCAGCGTCAACAATCGATGCCGGTCTGTGGAAATAATGTATTTCAGCAAGGTATGCGACATCTGGCGTTGGTGCAACAATAAAGAAGTCATCATTAAAGATTGAATAATGTTTTGGCCTGCCTTGAACTGTTGGGTCAGGGTAGGCTTCCCGAATGAAATTCACATTCTTGAACAGCATGGCTCTCTGAGAACTTGTTGCTGCCGCTGTCGCACCAACTGTGATGGAGTACGGGGCTAAAAAATCGGTTGGTGTCGCAAGATACTGATCACCTATAGTGAACGAGCCGGTAGCATTCTTACGGAAATCTGGAAGCTGTATGCTTTTTAATATCCGGTCTTCAGCTTGCTTGACAATTACCGGTAAATTATCAACAAACGTAGTTTCATCGGTCTGTAAATAATCCTGTACTGCAGTTTTCAAAGTCGTGTAGGTGAAGGCCACTATGCTGTACTCACTCTTGAGGGTGTCATTGACATATTAAGACCACCTAGGCCCACCGGGTCAAAAGAGAATATGGCCCTGCTCTGTGTCATGTTTTGATCCAGCCTCGGATTATCCAGAGATTGCTTGTCATTAGATTCAACCTCTCCGATCCGTAATTGCTCATGATCAATATCGAGCATATCCTTACCCACCAAAAGACCTGTTGGTTTTTGGTTCTCCCACTGCTCGACAAGTTCTTTAATGGGGTATCTAAACCCTGATCTGTCACAATACCCAAAAGGTTCGCGTTTGCTCATCGGTATATCTTCGGTCTGAGTAATAAGGATGCCTTCTCTCTGGAAGCATCAGCCGCCAAATCCCATTGCCTTTCATATTCCGCCATCAATAACGGAACCTGCTGTTTTGCTGACGGGGTTTTCATGCCGATATAGTAGGCAAGACCTGAGACAAGCGCCGGTAAATATCTGGATGGTACATCTACTGTATTTGATGCTACATCGCCAGAATCTTCAATTCTTTCCAGATAGTAATAATTGAACACATAAGATGCTGCCGAATCAGGTACAGGCCACACCGTAACCGTGATCGCTTCTGGCGCTCTGGATATCCAATATTGTATTGGTCTGCCTTCTGACAGCTTGTTAGTTTGCTTGGCATATGAACTGACTGATACCCTGCGCATGGTAAGGTCTGATTGCCTTGCTGTATCACCGGCATCAGTCCGTAAAACCCCTTCAATAATATCCAGTTTTTCAGCAGACAGCGTATATTCGGCTGTGCCTGCTGTGAGTGTCTGTGAGGCGTTTTTGACCGTCCAAAGGTTTAACCCCCTGTTCTGCCATTCAAGCAATAACAAGTCGAGGCTGCGACGTGCTTTACGGTAATCGTAGCCCGTTCTAAGTTCGCTATCGATACGCTCATATGCCTCTTCTAATATGTCAGAGAGGTCGAGCGTAAAAGCGTTCGTCCCCGAAGTCGCCATCAGCCGCCCTTACCCATACTTCCGCTGCCATAACCGCCGCCATAAGACGGTGGACTGTACGCATTCGGCTGGCCGTAACTTCCACCTTTACCTCCGCCATAGCCGCCACCATAAGAAGGTGGACTATACGCATTCGGTTGGCCGTAACTTCCACCTTTACCTCCGCCATAACCGCCACCGTAACCACCTTGCGGCTGAAACTGCTGCCGGTAGTTTGTATCACTGCCAAAGTTTTGTTGGGGTGCTGCTTGTGAAGCACTTGAGCCGAAATTTCTTGGAGGTTGATAGCCGCCTTTACCGCCGAACGGTTGCATCGCACCATAAAAATTATTATTCGGGTTAACCCTGAAACCGGGACTTGCCTGAAAAGTCGGATTGACTGGTGCAGGCTGCTGTGACGGACCTGAAAGCCCATCACTGGCCTGAAAAGTCGGGCTGGTTGGATTAGGCTGCTGTGACACGTATGGATTAGGATTAGCCCTGAAACCGGGGCTTGCCTGAAAAGTCGGGCTGGTCGGATTAGGCTGTTGTGATGGTCCGAGATTCGGATTGACCCTGAAACCGGGACTCACCTGAAAATTCGGGTTGACTTGAGCAGGATTTGGGCCAGCCAAAAACCCGTCACTGGCCTGAAAAGTCGGGCTGGTCGGATTAGGCTGTTGTGATGGCCCCAGATTCGGATTAATCGGTGCCGGGTCGCTTGCCTGAAAAGTCGGACTGGTCGGCCTAGCCTGTTGTATTGGAGGGTTCGGATTAACTCGAAAACCGGGACTTACTTGAAAATTTGGATTGACAGGGTTAAACATCCCACCACCGCCATCTATTAACTGTGGAGTAGCATTAGGGTCGAGACCAGCGCCGCCAGTATAATTTGGGTCAGATGGGCCATTGAACATCCCACCGCCATCGTCAATCAGTTGAATGCCGCCATACGGGTTTGGGTTCAGCGCCGGGTTTAATGACAGAGAATTTGCATCCGTAGTTAACCTGTTCTGTAGTGCAGGATCAGCACTGTTATACATTACCATTTTATCCGTCCTCTGAGTTTAAACCTGCCAAAATATTAATCAACGCCTGCTGATTGGATATGTCGGTAGGGGGTGTTTGCTGCCCGTAAAGATTTTGAATTGCCCCGCCTTTTCCGGGGAGTAGCGGCGGTGTATTAAGTTGATTAGTTGTGCCACCGAAACCTAAATCACCACCAAGTTCCGGCGCTCTCATTGGTTGACCATACACACCGGGATTCACGCCCCCTTTACCGCTATGGGCTGGAGGTACAGCAGGTCTTGCCATGGGTCTTTCAGGTGCTCTGAAAGCATCAAATGACCCCGCCTGTTGGGCATTCCACCCTTCTCCACCTATGCCTTGTCCATATGGCGTTACCGGCCAATCGGGGGCGTCAGGGTAGATAGGTATTGATGGCGGAAACCTGCCGCCCGGAGGTGGCTGGCCGCCAACTGGAGGTGGTAATGGTGGTAACGGCCCAACTTGAGGTGGTTGATTTACTCCCGGCTGTGTCGGTTGATCGGCTGTACGCCTTTGCACCCCATCAGGGTCTACATTAGAAGGGAAGTCTACTCTGGGAGGTGCGCTAGACGGGGGCTGCGGCTCAGGCACGTTGTTTGGATTGCCGGGATCGGCTGCCCATGCATCGACAGCGGCATAATAATCAGCCCAGTTATCATATTGAGTTCCGGTCGCATTACCGTTATAGGCTGGAACCGAGAACGCCGCATCAGGGTCTCGATTTCTTTCATTTGTCACTATTGCAGGAGCATAAGGTTGCAAATCTCGCCGTGCTTGAGCAGCTTCTTTATCGGCAGCCGCCTGATCAACCATTTGCTGTCTTTGATCGTAACCTTCAAAAGTTTTCTTTAACGCTTCTATCTCGACATCGGCAGCGCTCTGATCACCCCATCGTTGCCAATCAGCATAATCAGTACCGGCATCATCAGCACCCTGATCACGTATTGCTTGTATCTGCGCTTTTTCTTCTGTCGTATAAACAGGAATTAAATAACCGCCGGGAAGTCTTGACCAACGCATTCTATATTCTCCTTACGCCCCTAGTGCGTGTATGCCAGCACTGACAATACCAGTTGCAAGAATTGCTATGCCGCTCGCTACGATACTGATCTTGACTGCATTGACCTTGGCATTGCTGGCGATTTCAGATAACTGTTTTTGAAAACATTGATGAGAAGCATGATTATTTTCTGTAAGTTTATCCAGCTTCTCATGTATTTTAGATACGTCCCCTCGTATATGATCCCTTAGTTGTCTAAATTCTTCTGCTGACGACATTTCTTCTTCCCTATTCATAAAATTACAACCAATAGGCCCAAACCTATTAACGCCCGAT